AAGGTTTGTACAGGTATGTGATAAAACTTAATTACCTTCGTATGGTCATCGTTCCAAATCACTTGGTATGCACCATTGCCATAAAGTTTTAAATCGAAAATTACCCTCTTAGTCTCTTCCTGAGGGATAAGTTTAGATAACTGCTCAGTAAACGCTTCATTCTTAGTGTATAATCCCTTTCCAAAGATTAAATCAGATATACCTTCAATACACGCAGCATTTGTTGTTGATGTATTGTAAGCAGAAGTTACCGTATAAAAGAAATCATCCTGCATATAGATGCCGAACGGTACCCAATTATAACGGGTCTTTGTATCCTCTCTTACGATTGGAATATCCTGTTGTGCTAAAGAAACTACTGAAAAGTTTTGATACGATTTGTTCATATTATTTCATTATTATATATTCGTTATCAGTTACATTACTGATATATTGTTGATTTTGATTTTCGTATTGTGCTTTATCTACAATCGATTGAGAACCATAGACTTGTATAGTTCCATGCCATACTGAACAACTACCACTATAAAGAGTAGCTCTGTATTCAGCTCCTACACTCGCAGATGCTATAGAGCCTGTGAATTGTAACATTGATTCATAATCGTTATAAGAATACCCTATAACTGATTGTGATGTAGTAGCCAAAGTGTACATATTATTCAAATGCAAACTCATCGTTAGAGTGTTTGCAGATGCAGTTACTAAGTTTTGGGTTCTAATACACCAATTATTTGAGCCTGATATGTAATAAGGTAGCATTTATCTCGTATTTATCTACTAATTTAACAACATTAGCTCGTAAAGTAGTGAAATAAAAAAGGGTAACCATTTCTGATTACCCTACTTTTAAAGTTAAGTTTTAAGTCTTATACTAATTACACGTTTACAGCAGCGCCATATACGATTGTTGGTTTAACAGTCAATTGTCCGAATGGAGAACCGAATGATGAACCTGATAGGAAAGATGCGTTATATTGCTCTTGTCCAGTAAATGTTACAGAGTATCCGTACAAATCACCTAAAGAACCACCCGTTTGGATAGTACCTGCGGTTAAATCTGCTCCTTCTCTCTCACCTACTAACAAAGTATCCCCAGCCATTGTGTGAACTGCAATCTTTGGTCTTCCGTATGCTAACAATCTCAATTGAGTTGTCATTTCGTTTGTTAATTTCTTTAAGTTTAACACTAATTCTTGTGTAAAGAATGTAGTTCCGTTTTCTCTAGAAGAGTTAACTGTTTCAGTATAAGCACTTGTGCCTTTCAATTCGTAGTAGTAAACTGTAGAACCTGAAGGATACGCCGTAATTGGAGAACCTGGGTCAGTTACGTCACTATGAACAAAAGAACCTGTATTGAAGTTCATAAAGTAAACACCGGCTAAACCACCAACGCTTTCTTTACATACTTCCTGTCTTCCTAATGTGATGATACAAGATGCCATAATAATATTGTTTTTAAATTTTTAATTTCTGTTTGTAATCTTATAAAGTGAGGAGTAACCATATCGTTACCCCTCTCTCTTAATATGATTAGTAGTTTTTGTAGATAGCAATATCCTGTCCGATTCCGAACTGAGTACCTGCAGTATATCTCATAATGATTCTATAGTTCTGAGAACCATCTAAGTCAGCCATGTCTAATACTTTAACCTGATTGTAATCAGATAAAAGACCTGTACCGAAGAATAAGTTAGAAGATTGTGCTGCTACGATAGCGTTGTTCGCTAAACCTGGACACCATGCTAATTCAATACCATTGAAATCGTAAGGTTTTTGTCCTACTGTCAATTGGTTGTTGTATCCGTTAGCACCTAAACCAGAAGCACCATTACCTGCTAATGCAGTTTGGTAAGCTCTTGCTACGTTTGTTGGAACGAAGATTTTTACATCAGGCTTTCCGAATACTGTTTGAGGGATTGCTTCATAAACTGAGTTTAATACTGCAATTACGTTTGTAGAAGTTACTGAACCAGATAATGATGCAGTTACAGGAGCAGTTGCTCCATCAGCACCTACTGAAGAACTTAACGCTGGATATAAACCACCGAATTGTCCGTTAGTTGCAGATACACCTCTCCAAATTGATTGTTCTGTAGCTTCTGCTACTTTACCACCAACATAAGATACTAAGAAATCGTTAAAGTTAGCAGGAATGTTATCAAATGCGCTAAAGCCCAATTGTAATGCTTCCCAGCTATCTACGAATTCTTGCTTACATAATTGTAAGTTAACCTGTAGTTCTTTTGGTTCTAAAATTCTTTCAGTTAATGCTACTGAACCTGTCTCTGTGAAATCACAAGATGCGTTAGAGATAATGTTATCTACTGCAATCTTTTGGATTACACTTTTGTACTTCACATTCGGCATGATAGTGATGTACTTATTATCTAGCGTAGTTGCTGATAATAACGCCGCTGCGATGTATTTACCCGCGAACTCACCTGCATAGGTTGTAGTTACTGAGGGATTTACAAAATTTTGTTGTTTTCTCATTTTTAATAAGTTTTTAATAATTTTTTATTTGTATAATTTAGAAAGGAATGTGTTTTGTGCATCCCCTGCTTTATTCTTTTGTTTTGGTAAGATGTTACTCATCTTAACTTCTTCGATTGGAGCTCCATCTAATTTAGGAGTTTTATCTTCTTCTTCTTCCATATCAGCATCTTCTCTCTGAGGTATCTCTTCGATAGCTTCCATTTTAGCAATCTTCTTTTCTAACTCTTCGATTCTGTAGCTCATATCTTCGTACATCTTTTTCATGTCGATACCTACTTCATCTTCTAAGATTGGTTCTACTTCTTCTTCAACACCATCACCTGATTCCAATGGTTCTTCTTCTCCCATCTTCTCTTCTTTCTTATCCTTTCCGATAACACCATCTACTTGAGGAATATCTTCTACCTTAACATCTTCAGCTGTCATTTCTTCTTCTGATGAAGGTAATTCGATGTTTGCTCTTTCAACAATTTTACCATCTTTGGTAATAACTTTGATTATGTTTTCATTTCCTGATGCATCTCTTAAAGATAACTCATGCTCACCATCTGGTGCTGGAGTTTTACCATCTTCAGTTACAACATCCAAAGTTTCACCCACATCAAATGTAGGAGATTCTACGATTGTTCCATCGGCTAATTTAGCGTAAGTAAATTGGACTTCCTTTGCAATTGAAAGTAAAGCCATTATCTTATCTAATACTTTTTTTGAGTTCATAGTTTTGTGTCTTTTAGTTATTTAACAATTTGTTTTTTATTTGTATTTATTTTTTTTAGCTTAACACTAAGTTTGATGATGATAAGAATGTATGTGAACGATAGTTTATAGAGCCGGATGTAAAATCAGTTATAATACCACCTGTTACCGATGTTGCTCCACTTGCACTATATGCAGTTGCAGTATATGCAATTACAATAATACCACTTCCTCCGTTACCACCTTTTGAGTTTATTAATCCATTAGTACTTCTATAAGAACCACCTCCACCACCTCCGGTGTTTGGAGTTGCATCACTACCAGCACCTGTTTTAGAACCATTACCTCCTCCACCTGTTCCGCCAGTTCCTGCAGTAGAAGATATTTGATACATACCTGCTCCACCACCTCCACCGTAAGTTACAGATGAACCTGCTCTTATTGTAAATGCTCTACCATTACCACCATTACCACCAACTCCATTTGGATAAGCACCACTAGCGTTTCCACCTACGGCACTCGCTCCACCACCACCTCCACCGGCAGCAGTTCCAGCACCACCTGTTCCACCATTATTTCCCTGTCCACTTATACCCGAACCGGTTGTTGAAGATGCAATATCTGATTCTGCTCCTCCTGAACCTCCACTTCCTGCTTGCGCACCTGCTCCTCCACTACCATCACCATTACCATAAGATGCTCCTCCACCTCCACCACTAGAAGAAACTATTATAGCTCCACTAATAAATGAAGTTGGTTGTCCGTTATATCCTCTCGTTGTTGCTGCAGCTGTTGTTGTTGCAGGTCCACCATCTCCTCCAGTACCTACATTTGAAGCGTAAGTACCAGCAGGTAAATTTAGTGATGAAGAATAAACTACACCACCTGCTCCTCCGCCTCCTCCTGTTCCTACTCCACCACCGCCACCACCAGCAACTGCTAATATCTGTACAGACATTGATACTGCGAGTGGTGGTGCAATTATATCTATTTGTTCTAAGAAACTAAACGCTGAGAAATTCATATTAAATAAAGTTTTTAGCTGATACCATAAATAATGTAGTATCGTAAGATATAAATGTTAATATATCTGTTCCTGCTGCATTTGTAGGTACATAAGCACTTCCTGATGGTTGTTTAATTGCCGTTGAGAAGTTAGCTGTATTTCCACTTTGAGTTGTTACTCTTACATTTATTGTTTGTCCTTGTCTTATATTACTTGCACTAATGTGGTTTGCTCCACTTCCTAATACCAATGTAAAGAAGTTACCTGTTGAACAATCAAATGATGCAGTTGAACTTGCTACAGTTCCTACATATTGTTCTCCTCTTACAGAAGAACTTATTATTTGAATACCTTTAAATGTATTACTTCCTGTTATTGCAAAAGAGCCAGTATTTACTGATGATGCATTTAAAGCAAATGAAGCAGTTTGTGCAAATGATGCACTAACTATAGAACCGGTAATCGGTCCAACAACTGTCAAACTTCCACTAACCGATACATTGTTCTGAACTTGTAAATCGGAACTTCCACCACCTTCAATATTTAATCTCTGAATAAAAGATTGTCCATTGAATCTACCTGCTGATGAAGTAATAGGTAAATTAGTATAAAAGAACCCTGTCCCTTGTGGGGATGTTACTGCCACTGAACCAGAAGTTATACTTAATGCATTACCAGCATTATCACCTTGTAATAATATACCTCCATTAATAAATGTAGGCTCATTAGCTGAACTTACGATTAATCTAGCGTTAATTGTTTGGTTTCCTACAAATGTATTACTTCCCGTAATTGCGTAACCCAATGCAGCTATTTGTGGGGCTAATCCCTGTAAAAATGATGCAGTTTGTGCATTACCAGCGTTTATTGCAAATGATGCACTTTGTATAATTCCAATATATTGTGATGCACTTATTATCGATGCGGTTACTGCATTCTCTACAAATATACTACCACTTCCTGCTGCCCCACCTAATGCAATTACTTCTATTCCACTAAATCTAGCTAAACCATTCAATCTCATTCCTGATGATGTGATAGGTAAGTTAGTGTAGAATGAACCACTACCTTGTGGTGTAGTTACTTCAAACGAACCACTTCTAATTGAAAATACAGGTTCGTTTAAAGGCCCTGCTAATATCATAGGTCCAAATGAACCGGTTGATGATATTGTATGCCCTGCGTTTGTACCAATTCTAATTAACCCTGCTGCTATACTCGCAGTACCTCCAGCATTGTTTGAGTTTAAATTACCAGCTGCTAATGTTAAGGTTGCAGATTGTGATTGTGCATTTGCTACAATTTGTGTTGTGTA